CTTGTTTTGGACAGAGGCCAGCGGTATTTCACCATTGACCTCCCTGAGTTCGGGAAAGTTTTCGAGCAATCCCTTGCTGCAGGCTCACTCCTCGATCAGTCAATACCTGGCTTTCACAAGCTAGTGACTAGTAGAGGAAACGACGCGAGACCCAGACTCTTCTGGGCGCTCATGTCGAGAGTGTTCAAATATGACGGTACTCTACGAGGTCAGCCGTGTACCCTATCAATCGGATTGATAAGACAGCTATGCTATCTCTTCAAAAAGTTGAAAGGGGAGTGCAGTGACCATTTCAAGTTCGCTGCTATTTCTGATCTCTACGCTGTCGAAGAGCATCTTCCGGAGCCTACCCTTGATTGGGAGGATCCTATTGGTGCTCTTGATTGGTTATCTCACCATAGTTTCGCCGATGGCACAGCCTGTGCTCGCGCACTTGCTGACGTCGACGGGGCATGTGGTGATATCACCAAGTGTGGAACAAGCTTTGGGCTTCACCTCCAACGAGTCTTCGACGTCGTCGGATGTGAATTCCCGTTCCTTGAAACGCACCAGATAAGAGGACGTCATGGACCAGGAGCTGTTTCAGATGGTTCCAGGAATGGAAGCAAGTATTCCTTTCCTGTTTGGCCTGCTAAGCTTCAGTCTTTGTTTCCTTACGATCAGCATGCTTCTACTAACCATATGTTGGATGGTAGCGCACCTGAGGATGGGGTCACAGTATCGAAGCTTATCTGCGTTCCAAAGACGCATAAGGGTCCGAGGCTTATTGCATCGGAACCCATTGCTAATCAATGGATACAGCAGGGACTTAAGGACTTTCTGGTCGAAGGCTTTGACAGATCCTATATCGGGTCTGCCATCGCTATATCCGATCAGACGCAAAATCAACAGATGGCGCGTATAGCGTCATTTGGTGGTTCTGCGACTATTGACCTTAGTGCCGCAAGCGACCGTCTGACATGTTACGTAGTTGAGAGGGCGTTCAGGAAACGACCTGATATCCTCTCAGCTATGATGGCATGTAGAACACCATTGCTTTCGAATGCTATCGATAAGAAGCATCCGAAACTTCTTAGACTTAAGAAGTTTGCGATGATGGGCTCAGCTCTGACCTTTCCAGTGCAGTCTTTTATTTTCTTCGGTATCTCGATCGCTTCTGTCCTTTGGGTCAGAGGCCTTCAAGTGACCGTCGAGAATATTAAGAGTGTACTGTCAGAGGTAACGGTCTACGGGGACGATATCATCGTTCCTGTTGATTCGGTTCAGGTACTGGTGCAGTCTTTGACTGCACTAGCCCTCAAAGTCAACAGTGGCAAGAGTTTCTGGACTGGTAAGTTCAGAGAATCTTGCGGGACTGACTGGTATGACGGAGAGTGCGTAACTCCCTGTTATATCAGGTCCGACTTTGACCCCGCCCACCCTAGCTCCCTAAGTACAGTAGTCGAGACGTCCAACAACTTCTATCAAAAGGGGTTGTGGGAAGTCTCTGACTACTTGACTTGTAGGATCCCCTATCGCATGCGTCTTAAGCTTGCGATCGAGGATGGGAGTGTAGCCATCAAAGGTCTTTTCAGCTATATGGGTGTCCAACTCGACCACCTGAGAAGGCGGTTTAATAAGACACTGTATCGCTGGGAGTACAAGGTTGTCAACATGGTTGCTACCCTTGAAGCTCCAAGACCTGATGGGATCGACCGTTTACGCCAGTATTTTACTGAGACACCTGATCCTACTGTGAAGTGGGATCCGCGTGTCAACGGAAGATCGGTCCCTGTTCTCAGGGAGAGGTACGCACCACTGTATAGTGGTGTATAGGAGGAAGTCTCCGGG